GGCAGTAATCGTCTACGGAAGCCGGTCCGGAACCGCGCTGACCGAGGACAACTACATTATTATTGGCGAAATCATCGTGGTTGAAATGCCCACCAAGTTCAGCGAGATCCAGCGAGGGTATAAGCACCATCCCGTTTCGGGACGGTACAAGGGGCTCAACTGGATCGGCTACGATTCTGGCGTGCCTAGCGGCACAACCCAGACTTACGCCATTGGTGACGAGATCGAAAACGACGGTTCGGTCATCAGTTCCGCGGTACGCCGCGGGTTTCTCCGGATGACCAACGGCACAGCTCATGTGATAGGCACTGACTGGCGTCCAATCTTTGCTCCCTCCACAACCGCTCTCACTCCTGGTGCCTCAGTAACGATGGATCTCAGTACCGGTTGCACGTTCACTCTGACGCCTGGTGAGGACGAGACGATTAATATCAGCAACGGCACGCCGGGGCAGGTATTTGAGCTGATCGTGCTCACAGCCGGGGTGACATCTAGGACGCTCACCTTTGGCGGTAGTATGAAGAACACCGGTACTTTGGCAACTGGTACTGTTTCCGGAAAGTACTTCATAGTGACGTTCCAGTGTGTGACCTCGGCAACCTGCGTTGAGAGGAGCAGAACGGCAGCAATGTAGAAACACAATCCCTAACGAATCAACCAACGTGTCGATGGCCCCGGTGGTCAGCGTCTAAAACTAGGAGGTAAGACTGTGAAGATGGCTTCTATGAAACTGGCACCCAAGAAGGACGAGAAAACCACCGATTGCTGCGCGCCAGGGTGCTGTGACGATCAGGAAAAGTACCCTTGGGGCCTGCGTCTCAACCTGGGCGACGAGGAGCTGCAGAAGCTGGGCATCACGGATCTCCCCAAGGTGGGGACAGTCATCGCCATGCAGTGCCAGGTGAAGGTCACCGGGGTGCGCTCCAACGAGTCGCAGGACGGGGAGAACCGCAATCTGGAGTTGCAGGTGACGGACTGCGGGATGGACATGGGGAAGGGCGTGGACATGGAGAAGAAGGCCTCCAACCTCTACGGCGGGGAGAAGTAAACCATGACCCCTAAGACCAAAACCGAGCTGTGCCAGATGGCCCTGGGAAAGATCGGAGTTTCCAAGCGGCTCAGCAACGTGGACACGGACCAGACCAACGAGGCCATCCAGTGCCGTCTCTACTATGACGGCGCCCTGGACCGTGCTCTGGGAGAGTTGCATTGGAAGTTTGCCACCCGTACCGCTGCGCTCACGGAGATCGGGAACCCGCCGGACCGGTGGGGCCATCGTTACGCATTGCCGGCGGATTGCGTCACGGCGCGCAAGGTCCCCTTTGGCAGCATGTCCGAGATCTTCTCAACGAGCATCTTTCAGGAGACCGTGCCGGTCATCGGTGCCGCGTTAGTGAAGGGCGCACCCTTCGAGATCGTGGAGGACGAGTCCACCCCTGGCCTGGCGCTCTGTACGGACCAGGAGGACGCCACCCTCATCTACACCGCGCGCATCACGGCCATTGCGCTGTACCCTCAGACCTTCATCGACTTGTTCTGCNNGTTCTGCTGGAGTCTGGGGATGGACCTGGCGCCGCCTCTGGCGGCTTCTTCCGGTCTGGTCAACTCCGCGAGCCAGGCCTATGCGGCCACGGTGCTCCGGGTTAGTGCGCGGGATCTCAACCAGGAGACTCCCCGGCTGGTACAGCCTGAGTCCGACTTCATCACCGCGAGGTACTAAGCCATGGCCCAAGGCATGCCACAAACCTCTTTCTCTTCCGGCGAACTGGCTCCCTCCCTTTACGGCAGGGCGGACCTGAACCGCTACTACACCGGCGCCCGGCGGCTCACCAACTTCATAGTGCGGCCGCACGGCGGGGTATCGAACCGGACCGGGACCGTCTACGCCGGGGACTTGGGCGGACCGTCGCGGCTCATTCCGTTCCAGTTCTCTACGGTGCAGACCTACGTGTTGGCCTTTGGGGAGTACACCCTGCGCGTGTTTACCAACGGAGCACAGGTGGTTTACCCAGTGGGGCATCCCTACGCCGGCCAGCCGGTGGTCATCACCACCCTTTACCCGTACAGCGCCCTGAAGCGTCTGAAGTACACCCAGAGCGCCGACGTCATGACGCTATGCCACCCGGACTATCCCCCGCAGCAGTTGAGTCGGTATGACCACCATGATTGGCGCTTCGGTCCCTTCAACAACATCGGGGGGCCGTTCCTGGACATCAACGTCGATACCACCAAATCTGTTTCCGCCAGCGGGGTCTCCGGGACCATCACGGTCACCGCCAACGTGGGCATCTTTGAGCCCTCCATGGTGGGGAGCCTCTTCTACATCGAGCAGAGTCCTGACGCGACCACCCCGCGGTGGGAAGTACAGAAGAGCATCACCG